CTTTAAACTTTACAACCTATTATCATGAAACCCTCATAAAAGAGGGTTTTATTTTATGTTGACTTTATAATTTTAATAGCATATATTAATAAATAGAAGGGATGTGTAAAAATGGAACGTGACGAATTAAGAGAAAAGTTTACGGAAGTGTTAACGGTTGAAGATCAAGCGGAACGTTCAACTATGTTGAATGATATGCGAGCGGAAGTTGAGAAAACTTTTACAGAGTTAGACAATTTGAAAGCCGAGAACACGAAACTAGTTGAAAAGAATACCTC